CTTCGTCCACCAGTTAAACTCAGGATCGTCCACTCGCTCTTCCTTCATTTTAGACAGGATAGCGGTTAATGGAGCGTCTCCATTCGGATATAAGAAGAGGATTGTCTCTCTCCAGTTTTTAGGTCGCTGATCGGTTGCCCAATCACCGGTTCCTCTCATACCTGCAAAAGCCATAACTTCCTCCTAAAAGATGACCTCCTTTAGGTTAAACCTCTCTTTAAAGTTCGTCAATTTTCTCCTTGATGTCGTTAAGTTTATCAAGGCAATCGTTGACTTTATCTACTAAATCATCAAAGGCACTAGAGAATTCTACACTCATCATAAAACAGTGTAACTTCCCCGTTCCTTCGCAATTTGGGCAGTCTACAGTAGATTCCGGCTGAACCACTTCGCCTTGAAAGTTAATATAAGCGTTGGGAAACTGCCCATCCCCGTGACACTTACCACAAGACTCGAATATTTGTATAGCCATGATCTACTCCTAAGTTACAGTATCTATCAACGCTCCACCAGCACCTTCAGCAGCATAGTTGTTAACTCCACCGTGAGCTGCAATCTTGGTCACGTCAACGTCGAAAGTACCACATAGATAGTTCCTGGCACAAATAATAGTACCATCACTTGGTGCGCCAGTGAACTTGATCGCAGTAGTAGTTGAGCTAGTAGCTCCACTGAAAAGGTTATCAACGTAAACATTGTCAGGTCTGTTACCACCAGCCGGTACATGCTCAATCCCGATCTTAGCAGCAACGACATGGAAGATACAGTTCCTGATTAAAGTCCTCGTTGAGTTAACGTAAATACCAGCAGTATTCCAACTTCTGATTACACAATTCTCTATGATGGTATCAGGGGATTCGTTAAGGTAAATACCGTACTCACCAGACCATCCATCAAGTCTACAGTTGGCTATTCTGGTTTTGTACGATGCACTTGCCCCAGAGATCACAATCCCTGATTTGGTATCAGGGGCAGCCGAAAGGGCCAATCCAATGATCTCACAATGATGAGCGTTGATAGTCATTAGGTCATAGGATCCAGAGGTTCTATAAAGCATAGACACATTCCTATGCATATCCCCGGAGCCTATAAGTCTAAGACCCTCAGTGGTAATATCTAGTACCCCACTTTCATCATAATCTCCAGGTGCTATGTAAATGTCACTAAAGGCACTAGCAGCATCTACGGCTTCAGAGATAGTTTTATAGGCCTCGTCCCAGGATGTTCCATCACCGCTAGCTGAAACACTGTCATCGACATAGTAAACATTTCCAGGAGGGTCTACCATGTTTCTAGCACTAAGATTTCCGCCAATGTCTACATTAACTCCATCGGAGGTTATCCCGGCTTTAAGCATATCACCTTTCCAACTCATACCGTCACCTCCTCCTTAAGCTACACCGTCCAGAACGGTTCTCCAGTTAGCACCGTCTGAAAAGTAGATTGCGTGATCCAGATCTGTATCAAGATCACCGTAAGTGGCCAGCACAGCACCGGTTTCCTTCTCGTACACGATAACATCATCGCCGGTGCTAGCAGTAGGAGCGCTAACAGAGTAGAACTTCCCACACGCTTCCTGAAGACTTGGAAGAACTAAAATACCAGCACCATCACCGTTACCGTTAATAGCAATGATAACTGTATCTCCAGGCTTCATTTGATAGATTCCACTGGTACTGGTAGTTCCGAGAGATGTGGAACCATCCTCAGACCACAACCCGTTGGAATCGCACGTGATCCGCAGCGGGCCTTTATGCAGAAGCCCACTGTCGATTCGTTCTTGGTCTTTACCCATAATAGATTACCTCCTAATCTAAGACATCGTCGATCTCTTGTTGTAACTTAGAGACCTTTGGTTTAGGTTTACGTTCTCTTCCTTTACCTTTAGATTTGGCAAAAGAAGGCTTTACCACTTTTGAACCCTTAGGGGTTTTCATCCTCATAACTTTTCGAGTTCTAACAGCTGCCTCGTTAAAGACCTGAGTCAGATCCCAATCAGGGTGTTCAGCAACTACTTGATTCGCTACAGCACCTACAGTTTTTCTCACGGGGAGAAGGTCTTCGTGGACTTGGTAGAAGCTATCAACTGCGCCCTTCAGGGCCGATACTCTCTGCACTTGATTAGCTACAACGTTAGGAATACTTCTCGACAAATCTTGACCTAACATTTGACGATAGCGACCCAAGATGTTTCGCATAGTTGTGATGAAAGTTTCTCGATCGTTCATCACGTCGTCAAAATCCACGTCCTCCTCAAGGATTGCAAACTCCTCAAGGGTCTGACCTTTAACCGGAGCTGTAGGCGCCGCTGCAGGTTGAGCAGGTTGAGCAGGAGGGATAGTTCCAGGCATCGCAATACCTGCCCTTAAAAGAGCCTCAGAAGCTGCCTCAACCTGAGCACGAAGAGCTATTACTTCATCGTCTTCTTCATCCTCAGTTCCAAGAGCTTCTTCTTTCTCATCTCTTTCCTCCTTCTCTTCAACTTCCGCTCGAGGCTCTGGATCTTCTTCTTCTCCATCAGCTCTCGCTTCGCCTGGATCTTCTTCAGGCTCTTCTTCCGGTTCATCATCTTGGACTTCTTCGACAATTTCGGAATCTGCGGGCTCGTCAGCATGGGGTTCCTCCGGTTCTTGCTCAGCTGCTGGCTCAGCGTCTCCGCCAAGCTCACTGATCATCTCCTCGATTTCATTAATTTGTTCTTCAGGCATTTCTCCCTCCTTTTATGGTGATAAGTCGTTAATCATCTCATCATGCAATTCTCTGTTATCCTCAGCTAAACCTATAAGAACCTCTGGCAAGTTCTTTATATTTCTTATAGCTTTAGCGCTTCCGCCTAATTGATCTAAAGTTCTGTGAGAGAAGTTTAAATCTCCGTTTTCGAGCTGGTTTCTGATCTCTTCAAGCCAAACGTCCAACTCTTCGCTAATATCCTGCCAAAAGACAGATTCCTTAAAGTCCTTCAATTGACCAAGTGTTGACCTCATTACTGACCTCCTATTTGTCCTCTACCTATTTGTACAAGGTTACCTTTATCCGCATCGACAACGACCTGTTCATCAGGCACGGCTTTTACCCTGACAAACTCCTCAACATCTTTAGCGCCGTTGTTCCTTGCTATATGCTTAAATATTCGGATTGAGTCGAAGTTCTGTTGCAGCTCAGGATGCTCTGCAATGACCTTGAACATATCGAACCATATCCGAGAAAAGTTTCCGCCTGGTATTGACCCATCTCGAACGAACAAATCATAATCAACTAAGACCTGCATAGGATCAACATTAATCCTTTGTGAGCCACCGTACTCTTTTTGAAGTACCTCAGGCCAGGCACCAACAGTCTTTATGTATGTCTCTTCTTCCATCAACTGTTGGGTATGAGCTGCGAAGAAGTATCCGATATCCTGCATAGCCTGGATTCCGATGACCTTAGCCATCCTCTCAAGTCGCGAGAATGCACCACGACTTGATCCCTCAAACTCCTTCCCAGTCAGACGCTCAGGGCCACCCTTCCTAATATGCCCCATCATGGCTTCGTTCGACGCCCCCACCTTTTCCATATACTCCATAATAAATGAAGAATCACCAATGTTAGCCCGAGTAATATCGGTAACACCAAGTTGCTGTACCGCATCCTTTACCCCCTTACCCCACGCAGGCCTACGAGTACGAATGACCTTTCCAGGTTTGGGAGTCTTGAGGTCATTAACGTTGATGATATAAGGATCTACAACGAACATATCGTTGATGGCTTTTCTAACGTTAGTGATATGAGTGTTAAATAGCCAGTCAAGGATATGCTGGAGTCCATAGAGTACCTCCATTCGAGAGATCGGAGTCGTGGAATACCCGTCGAAATCTGGGGCTGAGATTGCAACTGGAAATTTATCATGGTCAAGTCCCAGTGGCTTAGCCCGAAGTAAGATAGAGTCGCCCCCGATCGTAAAGTGCCACTTTTCTGGATATTCTCCATCACCAAGTTCCCACTCCTCTGGTATGAGTTTAACAAACATATGAATGTTGTCTACTTCATTAGTTACAGAATGAGCCTTGCGAAGTCCTCTTCCTCCTTGCTTCTCTTCCCTCGCTGATGCATCCTCTGCAAAAATAGAAGTCTTCTTATCATTCAACAGTTTGAGATATCTAACATTGAACATATCCTCAGACGTATTCTCTTCCGTCATCAGATTCATGAAGTTAGTTGTATCTACGTAGCCAAAGAACTCTCCCTCCTGAACATTATGAATAGATACGTTTGGATCAGGAAGGCACATATACGGGTCGATGTTAGAGAGATCATTACCTTCGTAAAGAACAGCTTCTTCTTGATACCTTTCAATACCAAAGAGAGTCCGCTCTCTACGCGTCCTGAAACCTTCCTCTCTTTTCCACCCAGGAGCTCCAACACCAAAGCCGTAACTTAAAGAATCCCTAAACATAGTATGCATTGGAAGGAGGATTTTTGATCTGTTACACTGCTGTTGGATTACATACTGCATCAGTGTAGCTCCAACCATATCCTCAGGCGATACTCCCTCGTACCGAAATACAGGATCCTGAAAGAACGCAGCTATGAGATAAGAGAGCATCGTCTCCATGATTACGTAGGAGTATGGAAAGACGATTGTCACAGGCTTGCGTTGATCCTCATCCTGTAACTCTTTCTCCTTCAAATCAGTAAGTGCATAGGTAGTTAGAACTCTATCTATCTCATTCCAGGAGCTATGCCTCTTACTCATCACGTTAGAGGATTCTCTGGCACGTTGAAGAACTTTGGAAACCAGATCATCATGGAGTTCTGACCCAGGTTTTAAATCCAGCTCGTCTGGATACTCATAATCAAAGTCTTCCTTTAAAATATCTTGCTGAAGGTTCTTCTGTCTAAAACTATCACCGTGTGCGATGTTAGGCATAGTTATCTCCTATCCTGCGTATTCGTGAAAGCCTATAAAAAAGTCCATTGTTGCTGTATTAGTACCATCGACCCAGTGTCTAATCCAAACCTTATCAGTTCCGATAGTAATCCGTGGCATCATTACGTCCATAACACTAAAAGCCGACCCTCTTAAAGGAATAAAGGGCGGCACATCTGAAACTTGATCAGCTGAAATAGCATTAGCAACTGTTCCACTGCCCCATATAAGCTGAACTTTATGTAAGTCAAGATCAGCAGTAGCCTCAACATCTACTACAACAAGATGGTGAAGATCCAATTTGACATAGCCTGCACTTATAGGTGGATCACCTGTACCAATAATACAAAGAGGAGTGCCACCATAGGTGTCATTACCAGCATCTACTTGAAAAGGAGTCATAACATCTCGAGCACCACAATCGACTTCTCCATTTCTTGCACCATGCTCTCCGAACCAAATTTCCCGACTATGGAAATGCTTCTCGATTTCATGCACTCGATAACCCAGACTGTTGCTAACACCGAGAAGACCATCAGTGGCCTTTTTATCTATTTTAGAAATTTCGTTGGGTAATCTAGTTATCATGTTATCTCTGCACCAAATAGTGTAATCGTAATAGCGTTAGCTACACTTGAACGATAAGCAAAGTTACCACCTGCATCATTCATAGCAATGAAGGTCTGTATCTCAATCATCTCGTCTGCCAAGATATCAACGTCCCATGCAAGAGCAGTCACCTCAGTATAAGTAGTCCCATCATCGTCACAGAATAGACGAAAGGTAGCATCAGCTCCACTGGTATTAGCAAGAATTATCGTCTTGATAATAGCAGTAGTGCTTGCCGCTGGAGAATACACACTCACAGCATTCGTAGAATTCTCTCTAGCTTGTCCCAACTGACTTTCTTGAAAGGCCATCTAAGCTCCTAACATAAAAGAGTATCTAAAACCTCTGTCTGTAGTTATCTCACCTTCAAAGTCAATATCTCCATTAAAGTACTTACCACCAATCGCTATCCACAACCCAGATGATCCATCAACTGTATATGGTACGTTTTCAGCCCCAGCATCAGAATCCCAAAGGTATATTGTAAACTCATCAGGCACACCTGCAGAAGCCTCGTAACAAACTAAAAGAGATGTATTACCATCACCTGTAAGAGCATTCAACTCAGTAGAGGGATCATCTATATCTGTTACTGCCTGTCCAGAAACGAGAAGACCTTCAAACGCCGGAGCTTTCAACTTTTCATCAGCTCTAAAAGCTATCTGGTCTTCCCCAGAAAAGTCTCCATCAGGATCATCAATGGCCTCCGAATCATCGAAGATGAAAGGGCCCATACTTCCTATGTAAATTTTCTTCTCCGCCATCAGACCAGCCTATCGTAATCAATCGCTTTGTCGTTATCAAGTTCATTAAACTCAGCTTCCGGATCATCGTCATCGTCTGCTGGATCAAAGTAGGAAGACTCTTTCTCCATAATCTCTGTAATGTAAGCAGCGGCATCCATTACGTCCCACTTCTTCGATCTTGGGAAGCCCATAAGCTGCGACTCCAACTTCCCTGCAATCTCTTCATTATGATACACATACCCGTGACGATAATGAGGAGCAAGAGTAGCCACCCTGTTCTCCTTCTTATCCCTAGCCTTGAGGGACATAAACTGTGCTGCCACACCCCTGATCCTCATTTCGTTTTTGATGGGCTGTATGATGAACTGTTCCAAAGAAGTTACCTCAACCGCAAGGATGAAGGCTCCCATGTTAACTACCATATCCAACGCTGCTTTATACAGCTCATCCGGATAGAACTTCTCACTTATACAATCCCGAAAGTACATTCTTTTATCAGACCTACTGATTCCCCAGCAAACCACAGCTGACTCCGCAGACTGTAGCTTCACCGTTTTCGCAGGATCTACAATCACTACATTGAGTAGATTCGGTGGCTTCCCAATTTGAGGGTTCATTAGATCTGGCTCTTTATAGCTTTTGAACATATCTGGTTTAAACACAGCGTCTTCTTTAGATATTGGGATATTCCTAAACTCCCGATAGAATACATCTAAGAGACCCTCCCTCTTGTGGTAATCCCTCTCCTTCAAGATTTCTTCTTTAGACATAAATTCGGGAGCCGTAGGATTGTAATCGTCGTCGCAAATTTCAAGACGAAGTGACTCCCAATCTTGAGAATCCAGTAAGTCTTGGAGGAGAGCATCCTCATGCTTCAACGTGTCGATGTAGACAATCTGCCATCTTTTGTCTACTCGGCTTATACACTTAAGAAGATCGGCGTTGAACCAGTTTTTTCTCTTTAGTCTTATTTCATCATTCTGAATAGTATCAGTGTCTTCCAAGTCATCAATCACTATTAGGTCTGGTCGTGCGTTGCGATAGATGATACCACGAACTTGCTGCCCACTACCTCGAGGCAGAATCAGCGTACTTGCATTACCGCCGGCAACCCAAGCTTTCTTTGAAAAGCTTTCATCAAACCCAGTTGGATTCTTTGCCTTGATTTTGCCAAAGAAGTGTTTGATCGTTGGATTAGAGACTAACTCAAACTTCAAATTCTCAGTTTGTAATTCTCCTGAGGTTGCCGAGTTGGACACGTAGGTGAAGAACTTACATAACCGGAACAGGATCTTTCGGGCTGCCAAGGCCAGAGCAACAATGGACGTTTTGCCCATCCCACGAGGAGCAGCGATAGCGATCCTGGGGGCACCGGAATCGATCAGGTCAAATATCTGATCGTGGAGAGGTGAAAAAGGAGCAAAAAACCTCTCTGGGAACATAACCTTAGCCATCATCTTAGTGGAGGTGCAACACTCTAAGAGCATGTCTTCGGTTTCGCCATCAAGCTCAGGGTTATGAATAGTCATTCTCCACCTACGTGTGTTGTATCTATGTTAAAAAATTTAACACAGAGAATTAATTCTTGCTCCAGAAGATGGCCAGTAGGCCATAGAGGGTTCCAGCCGCGGCACCAATCTCAGCCATGTGCTCAGGGGTAACCACTAAGCCAAACAACCCACCAAGAGCCAGGCTTAACCCCTTCCATGTACTCGATTGGGTGTACCACTTTTCCTTCATGCTATCCTCCTTAAAGTTTCAGGTTTGTTGCGCGATTCCCAAAAGCTATTCGCACCATACGTGACAACCGATCTGTAGTAAAACAGAGCAATTCTGCACCTTAATCGAACCAAGAGCCACCATCCTCCAGCACCACGAATAATCTTAGTCATGTTGTTGAAGAAGATGCGATCGGCCATTGCCCTCGCTTGTTCGGAATTACCTTCAAAGAACCGATAATACCAGTCGTGGATTCGACACGCTTCCTTCACAGAGATTCCGAGAATACTGTCAGGGACAAGATAGTCTCCTATGTCTCCAGGACCACAAGCAAAGTACTTCCAGTCATCTGGATGCACATCACGGAATTCCCAACACTCTGGTTCAGCGAATAGGTTAATAGTTTTCATCAGATTAGGGATTCTCTGCCCTCAATCTATCCAGCTCAGTATTCTCGGCAATGTTCTGAGCCTCCATTTCATCTATATGTTTCTGAATCTCCTCCTTGGTCGCACCCCGCTCCATAAGCAAAAGAGCTCGAGTGAAGGCTGTTTGAGCAGCTACAGCGACCAGGTTCCAGATTACAGGTGGCACCACGATAGCCATATCACTTCACCTCCACTATGCCCATCTGCAACAGGGCGTTTGAGAGTTCTAGCCATGCAGCTTGATATGCTCGGATTTCAGCTGCGGGGTCTTTGTCAATGTCAGTTGCAGTCTTCCATACCGCAAGAGCTCCATCAGCACGTTTGAATAGATCATACCCAATGTCGAGCATCTGCTTTTTCACAGCTGGATTCCCCTCTGCACTCACAGCAGCATTGAAACTCTTTTTGACAGCAACCAATGTCGTTAATGCTTCATCGTATTTAGCGATAGGTACGAGCTCCGGAGGAAGCGTTTTGTAATAGCTTCCCTGACACCCGATAACTACAAGTAAAAGAACAAGCACAACGCTAAACCTCAACTTGAACATTTTAACCTCCTTTCTTGTTTGAGTTTTTCATAAGCCCTGAAGAGTTTAATAAGATCATTAGTTACTGGACACATCATTCTTGCAGGGCGGTCACCCTCGAGCTGCATTACTCGAAGTCTAATATTCTGATATTCATTCTCCGTCAGGTCTCGTTCGATAAGTATCCCTCCCATGGTTAACATCTCTTTCAGCACTAGTTTTTTCTATATGACTCATCATAACTCTCTGCTCAGTTTCAATCTTAACTGTACGTTCGCTTATCAGATGAACTGCATCAAGGGTTTGTTTTGAAGTATCAAGCATTCTAGTGGCACCCTCAAAAGCGATCTTAGAACCAATAGCTAAAATTGCTCCGCATATAGCCAAGATTCCACTTACGATCCAAACAAATCGCTTCCAATCCACCTTAGATTTTTCCATTTCTTTCATCTCCTCTCTTAAGCTACAGCTTAAGCAGTGATTTAAGAATTCATTATCATAAGGTCTTCTACCGTAACCATTATTTTTAATGTCCCTACGCTCCTCCATATATTTCCTTATTCATATAGCATCCTTAAATTAGTTGGCGTTTTAAGGTGACCCCCAGATTGAGTATTCATATGCTCCAATGTCTGGTCTGTTTCCTACTGGAGTTGTTTCAACCGTTCCCGCTGTAAAAAAGTCAGCAACCACCGTATCACTTCTCAGTGCAGTCCCATATCCAGCAATCCCAATTCCAAGATCAATGCAGGGAGATGTGGATTGGAGCGTAAAATCTTGACTGCCAGGGTTGGTCATCTTGGGATCGCCGGTTATTGTATTAGAACCCGCAGAAAGGCCACTGTGATCGCCGGAAGCACGGTTATAGGTAGTGTTGTAATCATTATCAGGAGTGGTGCATCCAGAACACACAATCGACCACTCAGCCGACTCTGAGATTATATTGTTTTTATAAGAGTTGCTTGTGCCAGCATCTCCTATCCCGCGATGAGAATCATAGAT